ATTGATAAAGACTTGCTATTCGCAAGTGCACCTAAATCTGCTTTTGTTTTTAATAATTGCATACCGCCGTGGTCTGTTCCTCCAACTTGTCTTAAAACTTTAGGTGGAGTATATGGATAGTATTTTACAACAGATATTTTATCTTCATTGTCATAATAATTTGCAACTGGCTTATACCAATTTGTTCTAGCCGATGTTCCCGTCCTATGCGTATTATCTAATGCTGTTTCAATATTTATTTTTCTTGGTTGATTTAATCCGTCAGTCCAAAAAAGCAAATTATCAATTAAATTTACACCTATAATTAAAAAATCAGAATTAAAATTTAAAAAATTATTATTATTCTTAATTAAAGGAATTGGAGCTGTAGTGGCCCCTGCTTCATAATAATATATATTATCAACGTGATTAGAATTACCTTTTACAAAATAAAATATTCTAAATATATCTTCATTTAATATATTTTTAGATTTTTCAGAATCTGCAAAATATCCAATAACAGTACCTCTATCAACAGCTGTAGTGTATGGTAATTTATTACCTAAAATATTTTGTACAGTACCAACATCAGAACCTTCTGATTTAGTTATATGAATATTTTCAGCATTAACATACTCTCCGTTTTTTAATAAACGAGCATCAAGGTCTTTATTCATTTTACCTTCTAAAAAGGTATTTTTAAGTTCTGGCATATACTATTATTTTAATACTTTAGATTTACCTCTCATTACCTGAGTAAGCTCATCTAATTTTAAACTTGATAATCTTAGTTTAGCATTACGCATTGCTGCTCTTTTTTCTTTTCTAAATCTATTTATTATATATTCAGGCATATTTGCTTTTGTACTTGCAATAGCGTGAGTTATATATTTATACATTGCGTCTTCAGCAAATTTATGTATTTGCATTTCATCATCAGTTCCTAAACCATCTGATATATATTTTAATGTAATTATTTCATCCGCAAGATCACTAGAAAAACTAATTTTGCCATTTAATTCGTCAAGCACAAATACCCCATTGTTTTGAGTAATTTCAGGGTCTAATCCAAATCTACCTCCTTGTATATGTATTCTGTCTAATTCATCGTTCTGACTATAATTAGCATCAGAGCCTATATCATTACCTGTTATTTTACTAAGATCAAATTCTTCAAACCTTGTGTTTGCAACAGGCGTACCTGTTAATAAGTTACCATTTGCATCAAATAAATATTTATAATCATCATCTTGTAATATAGATTCAGACGGTCTTGATGTAAACCTTGCTGGATAAATAATATTTTCAACACCTGCTGTATCTACATACGATAATCTAACATAGTGTATATAATCTTGAGGTAAAGGCATAGATAAACTAGTACCTAATTGTATTTCCTGTATTTTTTCAACTCTGCTTATATCGTAAGCAAATTCCTGTATACCTCGTTTAGCATGAAAAATAACATCTGTTTTTTTAGCGTCATTAATAATTTTCCCATCTCCAACAAAAGCAACTAAATAGTTATTTATTAAATCATTTAAAGATGTATATCTATAATTTCCAAATCTTTCTGCTTTATTTATTTCTTTTACTTCAATAATTAACCCAGCATTTGGTCTATATTGTGAACTTGTAAAAGTTATTACGTCTGTATTATTAGCATTACCTGTAAATGTTATAACACCCGATGAAGCATTATAAGAATAGTTCCCTGTATTTATTTCTTTGCCATCTATAAATACAGCAATGCTTCCAACCGCTGGTAATGTAGGGAAATAAACAGTAGTTATCGTAACTGTGTTTGAAGAACCAGTTGCGGTAAATTGTTGTGACTGACTATAATAAGCCTGTTGTGTTACATTTATTAGTCCCATTTATTATGAATTTTCTAGTTGTATTGTTTTATTTTCTTCTGCATTTGCTACTTGTATTATAGTAGGATCTTTTATAATTACTCCAGCATATGCTAAAATTTTTATAATTAAATTGGTTTGATCAGATTTATGTAATTCAAAATCATAAGAACTTGATGCTTGGAAATTATAAGCATTATTAGTGGTTCTTGTAAAGCCCCATTTAGGTTCTTGTGGAATTTTTACATAGTCTATCTGAACAGACGATAATGTTGATGGTAAAAATTTAATCTTTGTAGATATTGATGGAGTTGCTGTGTTTGCTGCTACTGCTTGATTTGTAGTGCTATTAGAGGAAGACTCTAAGTAATACACAGGATATGTTGCCGTTGGTGCGGTTAACTTAGAAGCATTTATATATGATAATTCAGATTTTTTAACTTCTTGTAAATTAATTGTTCTATTTCCAGATGTTATATTTATAATTCTGTATAAATCAGCAGGTAGTGTTGATACTCCTCCTGAAATACTTAAGCTTGCTTCTTTAGATAATATATCTATTTTTTCTTTTATGTTTTTTGGCAAATCACCATATTCGTCATTTACAACAAAACTTTTCTTTTTATTCATTGCTCTATTGTAATCAAAAAATGATTTTTCAAGTAAGTCTAATTGTACATGAGCGCCTATTTTATTGAATTGGTCCGGCGTCAAATATCCTCTACCTTCTTTATTTAATATTGAAAGAACGGTTCTATATACTGAATTTACTGATATTGCCATAATATTTTTTATATAATGATTAAGCCGCCGTAGCGGCTCAACCACTACTGACTTATTTTAGTCTTTTTTCAATTGTTTGATAAACTTCAACGCCTTCATCTGTTTTAAACCAAGCAGCTAATGCTGAGTATGGGTTTTCATCAAATGGCACTGTTAAAAGTTTTCTACCTGTTGAGGCCCAGTTAAAAGTTCTTTGGTCATCAGCTAATTGAATTAAATTATTTTCAACGGCTTTTATACCTAAATTTCTAACGTTGATATTATCGTCATTTGCTAATTCTAAGAACAACGGAGGGTTGTTTTTAGCAAATAGTAATAAATCTCTTTTAAGCTCCTTAGAAGTCATCTTAGATACCTCATTTCCTAATTCTGATCTCAATATTGCCTCCGCGTGGTCAATATCTAATGTTAGAGCTAAATTCATTGCTTCTAATTCATATTCAAGTACATCTAAATCTTCTTCAGCAATTTGTTCTGGATTATACTCTTTAAATTTAACACCATTATCAGGGTGTAGTTCAAGAAACTTTTGTAATGTTTGTTTTTCTTTTTCAACAAAAAGTTGGCCATTCCTAAATGCAATATGTTTTAATCTTTGAATGCCTTTCATTTCATCTTCAAATATTGTTTTTTGATTTTCGCAATATTTAATTTCTCTTTCATAACCTTTTTCTTTATCAAACCAAAGTATGTTTTTACTTTTTAGCATGTAAACAATAGGTGTTTCTTGTATAATTAATTCGTATAATTTATCTTTTATTTTTAAATTTTTTGGTTTTGATGGAGCAACCTTTATAGGTTCTTCAGCAGCCACCTCTGCTATTTTCTTTTTTGCCATGATATAATATAATAAAAATGTTAAAATAAAGGTATTGGGTGCCGAAGCACCCGTTACCCTTAATAAATATTAGTCATCAAATCTAACGAAGTTGTTAGCAGCTTGAACTACTAAACATCTTTCAGATAGATAATGTACTTCCATTTTGTCTAAGTCAGAACTAGATGCTCCACCTACTGAACCAGTAACCCAAGTTTTGAGTTTTCTGTCATCAGCTTCAGAAGCTCTATATCTAACGTGTAAGAAAGGTCTTCTTACGTTTTTACCTAATTGCTGATCATATACAGATGATGTTCCAGCAGGAACTAATACACCTTTTAAACCACCAATATTACCTCTTGTAGATTTATCGTTAAGATATTTCCAATCAGTTTTGTAGAATTCATAACCACCTCTGTTAAATCCGCTGAAACCTAAGTTTAACGCCATATCAGAAGAATTGTTAAATGCTCCAAAAGATAAACCACCTGTACTGTGCGGGTTTAACCCTGCAAGTAGGTCATCAATTTGTAAATTTGAAGCTCTGTTAACAAATAGCATGTTTTCAGAAATAGAACCTTGCTCATCTAATTTTGCAATTAAATCATCAAAGTCGTTGATATCAGGAGTACCATCAAACATGTCGTTACTCACCATACCTCTAGCACCAATAGCGGCTAATAAACCTTCTGATCCAGCAACACCTACTTCAGAATTTGCAGTAGCTGTACCAGAAACAGCAGCTTTTTCAGCTTCTACCATTGCCATTTCTAAATAATCTTCATATCTTTTAGTTGTATCTCCTTGAGATTTTAAATACCATAAATATCCACCTTGTCCAGATTCTCCAGATACTTCTATCCAACCGATCTGAGCTGTGTCAGAACCGTTAATTTCAAAGTGATCTTTAATAATCATTGGCTGGTTAGAAAGTGATAAGAATTTTGGCTCAATAGAACCATTCATTTTACCAGTTCCTTTTCCAAATTCAGAACCATAAACAAAGAATTTTATTACTTGGTCATCAGTATCTGCAATACCAGCTAAATCATTAACATTTTGTGCACCGTAAGGTTTGATATCTAATTTTGTACCAGCTGTATAACCTGCAGTATCTGACTCAATACCTTGGCTAACAATTGCTTTAAATACAACGTTATTTACAACCGCTACAACAGTAGCACCTTTTCTAACCGCGTGAGCAACTGATGAACCGCTGTCGATATCTGTAATTGTATCAACTAATCCGTTAGTTGGATTAATTTGACCGTTATATGCTAAGTGTAATCTACCTTGCTCAGACCAAATAACTTGATCAGATGCCATAGGCATTTCAGCACCTAACATTTGTATGAATCCAGAAATTGATCTGTCTCCATATTTTTCTACTTCTGCTTCATATAATTCTGGTAGGTATTGTTGTGCCCAACCAGCAGTAGCTGTTGCTCTGAAATCAATATATGAACCAGGTGTAGTCATTTTTTGAACATTTGGCTGTACTATGCCTCCTGTCCCTAATGTAAATCCTGCCATTTTAAATTAATTTTTTTTAATTATTAGTAATTTTTTAGTTTAATTTTTAGCCCCGAATCATTATTGCCTGAAATAGCTTTTACTTTTACGCCTCCAGCTTCAACATAACCGTCAGAAGTTTTTCTAGGATCCATGTTAATGTTCTTAGCGTCTGCAGTTATTTGCTTAATAGCATCTGCTTTGCCTTGTTCGTAAAAATGATTTGCTATTGAATCAGCGTTAGAAGCAGCAAATAAAGCTTTATGAAAATCTGCAGAGTTAGTTAGGAGCGAATCCTCATTAACAAATTTATCAAAAACATTTGATATATTCTGTGATTTTACTTTATTAATATCTTTTACATTAAACCTGTATTTTTTGTCTCCAACTTTGAAGTTAAAACCTTTAAAATCATTATTGAAAACTTTACTAGTTTCCTGCTCAAAATGTGTTGTTTGCTTCTGTAATAATTCTTCAGCTGATTTTTGCTCTTCATTATAGCGGTTAAAAAATTCTATTGCTTTTTGCTGTTCAGGTAGTAACTTAGAACCCAACTTGACTTCTTTGTAATACTGATCCTTCAACCCTGTCAAAAAGTTTTTAGCATTTGCGACCTCCTCCTTTAGAGCTAATTTTTTTCTTTTTATTTCTCTTTCCTCATCTACTTCTTGATCAAATGAAAAATTATCTTCCATAAGGAACTGTATTTCATCATAACTTAAATGAGGTTTAGTTTGTTTGTAATATTCAACTAACAATGTATTTTCATCCACGTTAGTATAATCTGCATTTAATCGAACGTAATCTTCAATAGTGCCACCTGTTTCATTCATGAACTTAACTAAGTCCATCATGTTTTCTGGATATTCTACTTCAGGTTTTTGTTCTTGTGTTTTTTCTTCCGATAATACTTCTTTTTGTTCCGGTGTGGGGTCGGTAGCTTCAACGCTTCTATCCACTCCTGTTTCGTCAGTATTATCTGTTTCAGTGGTTTCATCGGTTATTTCTTCTAATACGGGTTCTTCTATTTCTTTTTCTTCGCGTACGTCTTGCAATTCCACTTCGGCTTCTTGCCCAGCTTTTTCATTCTCGCTGCTTCCGCGTAACACGCCATCTTCTGTTTTTTGTTCTTGAACGGCATCTTGTTCTTCTTTAGGTTCGTTTAAATTTACTTTATACACTCCAGTTTCTTCATCAAAATTTGATGGTTTCTGAACTGCTTCTTCTTTTTCAGCAATAGACTTTTCTTCAGCCTCTACTGCTTTTACTTTAATTTCTTCTGCCATAATAAAATATTATATAATTATTTAAAAATTTATCTTGGGTCAAATTGTTCTAACCCAAATCCACCTAAGTTATCCATTCCTGCGGATTCAAAGTTTTTAGGTGGCTTACCAGACTTTCTCTGGTCTATTAATTCACTTTGTTGCGATGCTTGTATTTTAGTTCGTTCGTCTTTACGATCTTCTTTGTACTTTTCTTTATTTTTAATTACATCTGCTTCAGCTGTTTTAAGCTGCATGTTTAAATCAAATTCAAATTGCATTAATTCTTTTTTAATTGCCGCTTCTCTTTCTAGCTTTTCTATATCAAATTGTGATTGAGCCTGAGCAATTTGTACTTTACTTTGTGCAATACCTTGTTGTTTTTGTAAATCAGCTTGAGCAGCTGCTTGAGCAGCTTGTGCATTTGATTGAGATTGTGCTTGTATATTTTGCATTTGTATTTCTCTATCTTTTTCAAACTTTTTTCTTCTTCTTAATTTTAACAATTGATTTGCTAATTTAAGATTTTTAATTTCTCTTACATCAATAGCGTCTTCTAATTCAATAGCTTTTTGTTGGATAGCCATTTGAATATTATTTTCAAGTAATTGTTTTTCTTCATCATCGGGAGCTAGTTCTAAAAATATACCGAAATCATGTAAATGTAGTTCAGCTAATTCTTTTAATGCCCCAACATTGAACTTACCTAAAGATTGTATTAAAGCGTTATTAGTATTTGAGTATTCTAAAACATCGGATATTCTTAAAGAAATAGCTTCTGCTGTTTTTAATGTAAGGTATAAGCCACCTTGTAATATATGTCTAGTCGCTGTGTTACTATTAGCTGCTGCTATTTTTTGTAAACCAACTAAAGCATTTTTATCAGGAACACTACCATCTCTAGCTTCATTCAATCCTGTTACATCTCTCATCATTTGTAAATAATAATTGTAAGATTGAATTAAACTTGCAATTTTTTGGTTACCACCAGATGATCTTAATTCTTGAATAGGTACTCTACCATTATTAAAATCACCATCTTGTGTCATTGATCTACCAATAACAGAACCAGTTTGGAAATACATATTTAATGCTTCTTGTGGATTATAATTTGTTCCATTACCTAAATCCACTTCAGCAATACCATCCGCATCTAAAAATACCCCGTCAGGAACCATACGAGATAACACTTGCTGTAACTTTAAATGCGTTATTTGAATCATGTCAGCAAAAGATGTCATTCTACTAACTAAAGATTCAGGCGTACCTTTATATATTCTTGGCGCTACTATATTATAACTCATTTGAACTTTAGTAATATCAGACTTAGGTCTTGTCATGTTAACAGCTTTTTGCCATTTTAATAACTTATTAAAACCTACTATCTTAGCGCCTTCATATAAACATTCAATTGATCTATTTGCTTTTTCAAATCTAGATCTTGCATCTTTTGGTGGGTTAAATGTGTCATCCTTTTTTAACGCCTTATACGCACCTGTAGATGTTTCTTTTATTTTATATACTTGATTTTCGTATGTTTTGTATTCAAAATATAAAACATACACATAATTTTTATCTTGACTTGGAGCTGAATAAGATTTATTATATAACTTTGCATTATTTGTTCCATAACCTTCAATCTCTTCAATATCTTCAGTCGTTAGCTCTGGAAATTGTTTTTTCAATTCAACTATAGGTGTTCTTCGCACTTCACCTACATAATATAAATCTTCAAAATAAGGTGAATCAGTATAAGAATAAACTAAATCAGAAGGATCTACATATTCTAATTTTATACCTTCAGCAGTATTAAAACTGTTTTTAACAGCAGAAATACCCAAAACAGCTATATCATAATCTAATCTTTTCTTTAATAAATCATATTTATTTATATCAAATATATTATTTATAGCTTGTTCTTCTGCAATTTCAATAGCTTGCTTGTAGTCTAATTGCATGTGCAATTCTAACTCCTGATCATTTTCCGGCAGCTCTTCAGGTTTATTACTAAACATATTTACACCAAGTTGTGTATTCATTTCTTGGAATAAAACTTTATTTTGCATATCCCTTACCATTTTTTCAACATACTCTGTACGCTCTTTAGTAGCGGCTGAATCGATAGAATATGCTTTTAAATCATAGGTTCTTTCTGCAATACCATTTACAACTATATCTACAAACTTAGGTATAATCGGAACCGGCTTCCAGTCTAAATTAAGATATGATAAATCACCATTGATAGACAATTCATCTTTATATTTTTGTATACTTTGTTCACCCCTTGCATATAGTCTTAATCTATGAAAATTATCTCTATTTGCAAAGTAACGTGTACTTCCCGAGTCTTTTTTAAACCATTCAGATTCTATAGCTCTCGCTATTTCTAATCCGTATGGTAAGCTAGCCTTTTCAGCGTCAGACACTGCTTGACTTGGGAAAATACCTCTTGTTGATACTTTACTCATTTATTCTATTATTTTTGAAAAATTGCCTCTATTATCATATTTAGCAAAGCTAAAATTTAGCTTGCTGTTTAATTTTTTATCTGGTCTGGGTGCATATAAATTTTTATTACATGCCATAACCGCTAAGCCTGAACTTATTGCGGCATCAAATTTTGTTCTTTTATTTATATCAAATTTTGCCCAGTCGTTTAAAGTTTCATTAAAATACATATCACCATAGCTACCATCTGCTTTTATACCTATATGTAAATTAATATAACTTTCAATTGCGGCAGCATGAGCCTGCCTTATATCTTCACTTGAGTTTGGTATGCCACCTATTTCTTTTTCGGCAGCTGATAATTTATTCCAAACTTTATCAGGTCTATTCATTGAATAACCTCTGTAACCTCTTCTTTTTAAATAGTATAATAATCTTGGTTTATTATTTTCTGCAAGTATTGGCATACCGTAAAAATGTAATGCCATTAATATATCTTCAAAAAATATTTCAGCTGTTTGAGGTCTAGCTATATATTCAAGAAAAAACCTGTTTGCTGGTACCTCTTCCATACTAAACTTAGTAAGGCCGTGTAATGACCCCTTAGATCCTTTACCATCTGTAGTTCCGGATATATCATAGCTATCGCAACCAAATGCGCCAATATGTTCATTTCCTGGATACTTGCTACCATTTTTTATTATTACTCTATTTTGTAAACTTTTATTTGGTACCCAACTAACATTAAATCTTCCGTTAGGATTAGGTACAAATTCTACTTCTGTATCCTTAATACCATTTTTCCACTGAAAACTGCCGCGGGTAATAAGGGCAGAGTATCTAGCTTCTTCATTAAAATCAATCTGTTCGTAAATCTTAGCAAGATTAAATATGCTATTTTTAGTTTCATCCCTAAAAGCATGCTCTTCAGTTCTTGGAAATTGTCTATAAAATTCATTTAAACCGTCTTGATCTCCTTTTAACCCTTCAACTTCATTCTCCCAGTGTTCAATAACTCCGACGTCAATATACTGACCATAGTTGTCTTTGACGGGCTCTTCTGGCGTATTGAATACAGGTAATCCATAAGAATCAATGAATCCCTCGAAGTTCCATTCCATAGGTATGAACAAACTATATAATCCCGAGCGAGTCTGTCCATTGCGGTTTCTTTTTGTAACATCTGAGTCATTATATAGTTTTTTAAAGTTTTCACCACCTTTATCTAATGAGTTACTTGTTGAACCCATCATACATTTACCTATAACTCTTGAACCTAATCTTAATGTGGTTTTAGTTACACGCCAGTTATTTAATATATTTTCAGGTCTTTCCCATTTACCCGCTTCATCATGTACTAACAACGCTAGTTTTTCACCGTCATAACTATTATCACCTGTATTTTTCCAGTCAATAGTTGTATCTAATCCTTCAAGCTCTTCAGTTCTTTGTTTTGTAAGAATACTCTTTTTTGTAAACTTACTTGCGGGAACTCTATATGCCAATTCTGTTTTAGGCCGATCCATTCCGTCTTGTATTGGTTTAAAGAAGAACGGGTAATTAACGGATATTGGTACAACTTTGTCGGTAAACATTTTTTTAGCATCAGCCCCGGATTTTGATAAGATACCAAATCTTGAATCTGAGGAGATAGTAGCTTGATTAACAGTTTCTGATGATGCCATGAATGAAAAGCCACTCCGTCTATTTTTGAGGTAGCACATTCCGTAACATCTTGTATCTGCTTTGCAAGCTTCCCAGAAAATGAAGAATAATCTATTTGCTTCTCTAAACTCTGGTTTCCCAACATCAATTTTGGTCCACTGCAAGTACATATAATGAGACCCAGTGATATAAGTAGGAATACCTTTATTGTAGAACCAATAACCTTCGTCGCGCTTAGTAAATTCTTCATCAATATAAACGTTCCACTTATTTTTAAAATTGTTTGGTAAATCTTTCCAATCAAATATGCTTTTTAATTTTTGTAGCTCTTTTGGGTATTGCTGCACCTCCCATTTATTATTACCTTTGAAAACCTCTTTTGGCTGCTTAGGTAACGCTATTTTTAAATTTTGTATGCTATACACATCCCCAATCTCTCCCGTATGGCTTATAACAACTACGTCATGCTCTTTATTATAGCCGTATTTCCACTTTTTTGTTTTATTAAGCCTTTTAATCGTATTAATTTTTATAGGCTCTATAACGCGATATAATGATTGCTCGTACATTACTTAGATCTTCTTTCAGCAAAACCTTTAAAAGACTGTGGTTTTTCTTCTATATTTTTACCTTCAAGTAACGCTTTTTCTATTTCAATTCTATTTAAAATCTCAAACGCATCGAATATTGCAAGCTTTTTAGTAGCCGCAGCGTTTTTAAGTCTATCAGCTGAAACATCATCATCAGTTTCAACAATTGGCTCTTTTGCAACCTTAACAAGTTCTTTGACTGCTTCATAACCAGCTCGGATTATATTCTCTTTCTGTTCCTTGACGTTCATACTTAATGGTTATATATTTAGTGAATACTCTATATAATCTTTCGCCATTAATAATAAATTCATATTTACTGCTTGGCGTAAAACCAACTAAATCTTCTTCTTGTATACCTTTAAGATTTTTATCAACATACTTAATAATACCCCTATGAGGTTGTTCTTTTTCAATAATACTATTTGATTCAATTGGTTTAACAAAACAAAAACCTTCTAATGGTTTCCATTTGTTTTTTCTTTTGTATAAATACATTTGGTCTAAACCAACAAAATATTGATCTTCTTTGTAATAACCACTAGAGTTATTTTCAATACCATGTGCATTATACCATCTTCTAAAAAGATTATGATGTACAATTACTTCGTCATTTACCTGAATTTCTCCAGTATATGATTTAGGTACTGCTGTCACAATGCCAGTACGACTAACATACCGATGATCAG